AAGCATGGAAAACGGCCCACCGTGAAGCAGTGCAAGCTGATGCAGGCCAACCGCCTGAACAGTGAGAACTGGCTGGTGGTGAAGGATCTGCCGGACGTGATGCTGGTGGTGAACCGGGAGAGCGGCCGGACGCGGGAGATCAGGAAGGGGGATGGCTGATGGCTGATTATATCGAGCGGAAAGCTATCAAGTATGAGCTGTGGGCTGTAGTGAACCCGCGTGGGCCTTTAATGGTTGTGCGAAAGGAAACCATTGACAGAATCCCTGCCGCCGAAGTTGCGCCTGTGGTGCATGGTCGATGGAAGAAGATCAACCCCTATAAAACCAAGTATGAGTGTTCCGAGTGTGGCGCTACGTGGCCTGACTACCAAAGCGATTTCTGTCAGGACTGCGGAGCAAGAATGGACGGTGAAAACGAATGAAATACATCTTACTTTGGGTGGTTGTGGTGATTGGCTGCATTCTTTTAGACAAGTGGCTTTTCAGTGCCGTCATGGGCACGAATTGGCCTGATTGGGTCAAGTATTTGATTTTGAGATGACGGGAAGGAGATATGAATCATGGCTATGAAACGACTGACCACCAGCGCGCCGAAGGACAATGTGGAGACGGCGCTGAACCTGTTTTACATCAAGGATCACGAGACGTGGGTGCGGGGCGGAGGTCCTGCCCCGGACTATCCGGATGTAAGTTTGTTTTCCTTTACACGGGCTCTGATCCGGACACAGCTGCCGGAGGTGGAGGTGCCGGAGAACGATCACGACTTCTCTGCCATGATGTCGGAGTGGCTGTTTGACGATGCGGACACCAAGGAGGGCATCATTGCCACCCTGTATACGGCGGCATGGGCCTTTGCGGAGCTGCGGGAGCGGCTGATGCGGTATGAGGATGCGGCTTCGGAGATGGAGATCGATGCGGAGCGGCTGTGGGAGCTGGTGCAGGCGGACCGGGAGGGCCGGCTGAAGATCGTGAACCGGGCCCCGGAGGGGGCGCGGTGCGGCAACTGTGTGGATTTCGTGCGGGAGGACGGGTCTGCCAGGGGCAGCTGCCGCACCCAGCACCAGACCCCCATTGCGCGGCGGCATCTGATGCGGAAGGTAGCGCAGAGCACCAGGGCCTGCCCGGCGTTCCGCCCTTTGGAAGGCGGTGACGGGCATGAGTGAGCGTGAGAAGCTGGAGGCTGCGGTGGGGTACTTCGAGGAGGCTGTCCGGGAGAGCGACGAGATCCTGGAGCAGTGCTCGGACACCCTGCGGCGGGAGCTGACGGAGCAGAAGGAGCACTTTGTGGTGGCTCTGGAGGCCATGAGGCAGGTGCTTGCATGGGACTGGGTGCCGGTGGCGGAGCGGCGGTGTATATGGCTGGCCGGGTCACCGACTGGATGGAGATGCCCGGCGGCCCGGAGGGACACTGATGGAACAGACGGAGTACACAAGTCCGTGCTGCGGCAGCTGCCGGTTCGTAGACGACAGCAAGCCCAGCCTGCGGTGCAGGCGCAGCAGGATCACGCCCCTGATCGTGGACGCGTTCTTTGAGTGCCCGCTGTGGCGGGGGAAGAAGGAGACAGGAAATGACCATTCTTAAACTGCTGACTGAGATCTACAAGGAACTGAAGATCATTCGGAAGCACCTGGAAGTCATTACGAAGCATCACTTTGTTGCAGATAACCGATTTGATTTTATGAAGTAACCGCACCGGGAACCGGGCGGAGAAAAAACAAAAGAAGAAATATAAGGAGGAACATAAGAATGAAAACTTACATTGGTACCAAGATGGTGCAGGCAGAACCTGCGGAGCGCGTCGTGACCGAGGATTGCAGCACGCAGGAGGGCTACCGCGTTCGCTATGAGGACGGTTATGAGAGCTGGAGCCCCAAGGATGTGTTTGAGAAGGCATATCTGCAGATGGAAGTGAATCCGCTGCTGAAAACCACCCGCCCCTCCATCAGCCAGAAGATGGTGGATGACTTCATCATCGGCCGTCAGGTGACCACCATGGGCAACAAGTGCACTGTGGTGCGGGCCATCCTGCGGAACGGCTTTGAGATCGTGGAGAGTTCTGCCTGCGTCAGCGTGGAGAACTACGACGAGGATATGGGCGCTGAGATCTGCATGAGGAAGATCAAGGACAAGGTGTGGTTCCTGCTGGGCTTCCTGCTGCAGACCGCTGTGAGCGGCGTGGACGGCAGTTCCGTGGCCATCTGGGACAAGGGTGAACGGAAGTCCATGACGCTGGTGGGAACGCCTATGGCGGGAGAGGAGGCCTGTGGTGAGGCCTATGGTGAGGCCTATGGTGAGGCCTGCAAGCCCTGAGAGGAGGTGAGGACGATGAAGAAGTTTATCGACCTGCTGCTGTGAGCATGAAAAGCCCGCCGGGGAGACCCGGCGGGCACATCTGCCAAAAACTGGAAGGCGCTTTCTGGTTTTGAAAACCGTCTCGGAGAGCCGGGGCGGTTTTGAGAATCAGAGATACATATTTGAGAACGCGCGCACGCGTTCTTTCAGGGCTCTTTAACGCCTAAGTTTGGCGGGAAAGAGAATTTTCCCCGGAAACGGAGAGGGAAACTCTCGGCTTCCGGGGAGAGATGGATCGTGGCGCAAGGGTCTGCAAGATGGCTTGCGCGCCGCGTGGGTGCGTACTGATACTTTTACACACGGGAGGACAGGGGTCATGAAGTCAGCACAGGGAGAACAAAAGGAGGGATTGTGGATGGTCACCAAGATCATTTCCGGAGAAGTCATTGAGCGCAGAAAGAGCCGGATCACCCGGCGGCCCTCCAAGCGGGGAGGCCGGGTCCGGGGGAACAGCAGCGAGAAGAAGATCGTGGGCAACCTGGAGTACGCCAAGCTACAGCTGGCCCGCACGCTGAACTGCAACTACGGCCCCGGGGACCTGTGGCTGACGCTGACCTATGACGCCGCAGGCATGGAGAAGATCTGCGATGACTTCAAGGCCGCCCAGAAGGAGGCAAAGAAGTTCATTGACCGGCTGGTATACCGGCTGAAGAAGCTGGGCGTGGTGTGCCGGTGGGTGCTGTCCACCTCCTGTATCGACGGCGAGACCGGGGAGCTGGTGCGCCTGCACCACCACGTGGTGATCACGGGAGAGGGCTTTCGCATGGAGGACCGGGAGCTGCTGCTGGGGCAGGAACGGGTACAGGACATCTGGGGCCTGGGCACCGTGGACTACAAGGCCCTGCGGCACCAGCGGGACTACAAGCCCCTGGCGGACTACATCGTGAACCAGGCGCGGCACGTGGCCGACGAGAAGAAGTGGACCTGCAGCCGGAACATGAAGAAGCCCATCGTGCGGCGGGAGATCGTCACCAGCGGGAGCCGCCTGAGAGTGCCGGCCGGGGCCGTGGAGCTGCCGGGCACCCGCTACGACCCGGAGAAGGGGCAGGACATCGTGCGCTACCTGCCGCAGAAGCGCGACCCGCGGCGGAAGGTGGGCGGCCACAAGGAGATGGCGCTGGCCATGGACGGAGAGGACGGTGGCGAGAGTGAGTTTTCGTAAGCTGCGGGGCGTCGATCTGCCGGAGGAGAAGCAGGGGCTGATCCGGTACATATGCCTGAACGAAGCGCACCAGCCGCGGCGGGTGCGGGAGAAGATACAGCGTCTCTGCGAGGAGTGCGGAGGCGCTTACAGCGCTGCCCTTTGGGACGTGATGTGCACGGAAAAAAGCATCGTGGCGATCGCGCGGGAGCACTACGTTTCCGAGAGCAAGCTGTATCAGCTGCGGAAGGAATTTTACGAGAATTGGTTCGGGGGCCGTGATGCACGGTGAACAGCGGGAGAAAACGGCGGAAAGCGTTGGGAGCAAAGGCTTCCAGCGCTTATTTTCTGCCCTGAAAAGTGTGTGATAACTGGAGGTCGGACCCTGTTAAGCTATTATTAGCAAAACTTATGCCAGAGGGAAGGGAGGCGGCGGAGATGGAGCAGATGGACACCAAGCGGAGCGCGGAGCTGGCAAAGGCGCTGAAACGGCGGGAGCGGGACTTCGTGCGGGAGTACATGATCGACCTGAACGGGACCCAGGCGGCCATCCGCGTGGGCTACAAGGAACAGACGGCCCCCAGCGCCGCCAGCCGCCTGCTGCGAAAGCCGGAGGTACGGGCCTACCGGGACGCACTGCTGCAGGAGGCCTTTGAGGACATCGGCGTGACGCAGTACACCATCGCCCATGAGGTGTGGGAGCTGTACAAGCGCTGCACCCAGAAGGAAGAGGTCAAGGAGTGGAACAGCTTCAGCAAGACCTGGGAGCCCACGGGCATCTGGGCCTTTGACGTGAAGGGCGCTTTGAAGGCGCTGGGGATGCTGAGCGATCTGCTGCCCCAGATGGAGAAGGACAACGAGGACGAAAAGCCAGCCGGACTGGAGGCTCTGCTGATGGAGCAGGGTGCCGGCGGCGGGAGAGAGTTCTAGGACTGAGAGGGAGGAGACCATGGCAAAGAGCGAACAGGGCCGGCTGGAAGTCTGGCTTGAGCGCTTCCGGCGGGCGGAGAGCGCCTGGGAGGCGGAGCGGGAGCGGATGATCTTCCGGGAGGACCGGCTGGACGGCACCAAGACGATCCTTGGGCCGGACGGCAAGAAGGCACAGGAGCAGGCCACCCACGTACGGAACGTGTGCTTCGAGATGGTGGAGACCCAGGTGGACTCCAACATCCCGCAGCCGAAGGTGACGGCTCTGCGGGAGGCGGACGAGCCGCTGGCCAAGATCGCAGAGGATCTGGTGCGGAACCTGCTGGACCGCCTGCCCTTTGAGCGGATGAACGACGAGGGAGAGCGCATCTGCCCCACCCAGGGCGGCTACGCCTTCCTGGTGGACTGGTTCACCCAGGCCACCGGCCGGGACTGGCTGGGGGACATCACGGTAGATCTGCTGCACCCCAGAAAGATCATCCCCCAGGAGGGCATCTACCAGGTGGCGAAGATGGACTACATCTTCATGGAGGAGCCCCAGACCAAGCGGCAGATCAAGAAGCGCTACGGCGTGGATGTGCAGAGCGAGAAGGAGGAATCCCCCGAGGTCCGCACCAAGGAGGGCACCGCCACGGCCTCTGACGAGCTGGTGACGCTGATCACCGCTTTCTTCCGGAACGAGGAGGGCGGCATCGGCCGTGTGCGCTGGGTAGGCGAGACGATGCTGGAGTACCTGGAGGACTACCAGGTGCGGCGGGTGAAGGTCTGCAAGCGCTGCGGCGCCATCGGCGACGGGCTGAAGTGCCGGTACTGCGGCAGCAAGGGCTTTACCGAGGAGCTGCAGGAGTATGAGGAGCTGACGGAGGACCTGAAGCTCTATGACGGCACCGTGATCCCCGCCATGAGCCCGGCCCGGGACGAGGACGGACAGATCGTCATGGCGGACGCGGAGGGCCCGGAGGAGAGCCTTTCGCTGGAGGCGCCGCTGATGGGCGAGGACAGCCTGCTGCCCCAGATGCGGACCGGCATGGCGCCGGCGGGCGTGTACCTGCGCCGCCAGGAAGTGGTGATGGAGCCCACCCGCATCCCGTACTACAAGCCGGATATTTACCCCATCATGATCCGAAAAAACGTCAGCCGGCCGGGATACTTCCTGGGCGGCAGCGATATTGACGCACTGGAGGACGCTCAGAACACCCTGAACAAGCTGAGCACCAAGATCGACCGGAAGGTGCTGGGCGGCGGCAGCTTCGTGACCATCCCCAAGAAGCTGGGGAAGATCGCCACCGACGGCGACAACCGGGTGCTCCACACCGACGGCCCCCAGGACAACCAGGGTATCCAGGTCTACAACATGCAGGTGGACATCGGCGGCGACATGGCGCTGCGGAGCGAGACCTACGAAGAGGCCCGGCAGACCATCGGCGTGACGGACAGTATGCAGGGGCGGCGGGATCCCACCGCCACCAGCAAGGTGGCCAAGGAATACGCCGCCAGCCGGGCGGCGGGCCGTCTGGAGAGCAAGCGCACCATGAAGAACGCGGTGTTCCAGGACCTGTTCGAGGCCATGTTCAAGTTCATGCTGGCCTACGCGGATGAGCCCCGGCCCATCCGCAGCTACAGCGAGAACGGAGAGGTGGAGTACAAGGTCTTTGACCGGCACGACTTCCTGTATCAGGACGCGGCGGGGACCTGGCGCTACAACACGGACTTCCTGTTCAGCGTGGATGACAACGCGCCGCTGGCCAGCAACCGGGAGGCCATGTGGCAGGAGACCCGGATGAACTTCCAGCAGGGGGCCTTCGGCAGCCCCAAGGAGCTGGAGACGCTGATCCGCTTCTGGACCATCATGGAGCAGCTGCACTACCCCATGGCCAAGCAGGTGAAGAGCGAGCTGCAGGAGGCTCTGGAGGAACAGAGGGCCGCTGCACAAATGCAGCAAATGGCGCCGGGCGCTGCACAAATGCAGCAGGCAGTCCCTGGCGGCGGGACTGCGGTACCGATGGGAGGTGTACTGGTATGAAGTGCCCTGTATGCGGGACGGAGATGCTGGTCTACAGCCGGGACGAGGCGGGGAAGCCGGTGTACGTATGCCGGGATCCCCGGTGTCCGAACTGTGATCCGCGGATGAAGAAACAGAAATGAGTGAAACGGGTGCGCTCTCCCGGGTGGGCACAGGGCATGGTGTCCCACTCGCGGGGTTTTACCGGTGCGAGCCAGGCGCCGGGTTTTTCCCGTGATCTCCTTCCTGGTGGGCTGCCGAAAGGCGGCCCATCCGGGAGAGCGCACCACTCGCTTTGGCAGCGCAAAAAGCCACACAGCGCCGCTTGCCGCACAGGCGGCGGGCGACTACAGGGAAAGGAGGCGCGCAGATGGAAAAGAAGAAGGGCTACGCGGGCAAGATCACCCACGGCAGTACCCAGAGCGTTCAGGCCCCCTTCGGCGGCTCTAAGGGCACCAAGGGCAATGTGGTCTACTCCGGCAACGATCTTCGTACCGGCAAGAAGAAAAGCAAGTAAGTCCGGCTGAGCCGGTCCTTCGCAGGAACAGCGAAAAAATCCACAGTTTGGAGGAGAAGAAACATGAATGGTTATCCCAGTGAAGCAGATTACGCCGAGGCTTTCGGCGTGGAACTGCCTGATGACAGCGGCGCGGCGGCTGCAGAGGAGCAGGACGGCGCGGATGCGGCAGGTGCACAGCCGCAGAATGCCGGAGACGGCGCAGAACCGGCCACAGAGCCCGCTGTGAGCGCGCAGGACGGCGCGGAGGGCCAGGGCCAGGGTGCGGCGGAACCGCCCGCACAGGCCGCCCAGAGCGCCGAGGAACGCCACCGCCAGGCGGCGGCCAGACGCCAACGTGAGGAGCAGGCCCGTCAGGCAGCAGAACAGGCCCGCGTCGATCAGATCTACGCGGACATGTTCCAGGGCCAGACCAACCCCTACACCGGCCGGCCCATCACATCGGAGGCAGAGTTCCAGGCCTATCAGACGGAGAAGGCGCGCCGTGCCCGTGAGGGCCAGCTGGAACGGGCCGGTGTGAAGCCGGACGCCATCCGGCAGATCGTGGACGAGAGTCTGCAGCCCATGAAGATGCAGATGGAGCGTATCCGTCTGAACAACATTCAGGAGCGGGCAAGACTGGCTCAGGAGAAGGCAGACGCCGCCATCCAGTCGGCCATGAAGAATATCACAGCCATGGATCCCAGTATCAGGACCATGGAGGACATTGCAGCCATGCCCACGGCACAGCGGTTCAACCAGCTGGTGCGGATGGGCAACAGTCTGGAGGACGCGTTCTGGTTGGCAAACCGCGAGGCTCTTGTGGAAAAGAGAGTGGCGGCAGCCAAGACCGCGGCTCGGACGCAGGCGGCAGGAAAGCGGCACCTTGATCCCGTGGGCGCCGCGGACGGCCGTGAGCCGGTGAAGGTTCCGGAGGGCGTGAGGGATGCGTACCGGCGCATCATGCCGAACGCCACGGACGAAGAGATCCAGCGGGAATACGGAGCCTTCGTGAAGGAAGGCAAATAATGCCCTGATCGGGCGAAGAAAGGAGCAACCCTTATGTTTTTGAGAGCCAGTATGGACGTGGGTCAGACCCCGCCCATCGAGACCAGAGAAGTGACGGCGGGTGAAGCCGTGGTGCTGGGTGAGGCGCTGGTGCTGTCCAACGGTGCACTGACTAAGTGCGGCGCAGGCGATAAGCCTGAATACATTGCCGTGGGCCCCAGTGTGGATGGTATGGCCCAGGTCATCAAGGTCCACCCCCACATCGTGTTTGACACCATCCTGCAGGCAGACGGCGCCGACCTGACGGCGGGCGAGTCCGTGACGCTGCACACGGATGGTCTGCAGGTGACCGCCACGACCGGCGGCAAGGCCAAGATCGTGGCCATGGAAGGCACTGCCGTGGGCGACCGCGTGCAGGTGAGATTTGAGTAAGAGAGGAGAATGAACCATGAGTGGCATTACTGTATCCATCGGCTCCGGCCTGGTGGACAGCGTTTACGGCAACTGCCAGTTCCCGCTGAAGCGGTATCTGGAGAAGAGAGCGGAGGCTTTTGAGCAGAAATCTGTTCTGGACAAGCTGTTCCGCATGGAGACCAGCACCCACTGGGCGGAGGCCTATGGCGGCGAAACTGCTATGGATTCCTTCCAGCCGGTAGGCGAGGGCGGTACCTATCCCACCACCTCCTTTGAGGAGAGCTACCAGCAGCACATCGTCAACGAGACCTGGAAGCAGAGCTTCAGCGTGACCCAGGAGCTGGTGGAAGACGGCAAGATCGGCACCATGAAGAACCGCGCCAACAAGCTGGTGACCAGCTACTACCGCACCCGTGAGCAGTTCGGCCGCTTCCTGTATGCCGGCGGCCTGTTCGGCACCACCGTGAAGGTGGGCGACAAGCTGTTTAACTGTGCTGCGGCTGACAAGAAGGCTCTGTTCGCAACCGACCATCCTGCCAAGGTGAAGGGCAAGGCCCAGTCCAACAAGTTCGCAGGCGAGCTGACTGCCGAGAATCTGGACGCCATGGAGACTATCATGCAGAACACCAAGGGCGACAACGGCGAACTGCTGGCCATCGCCCCTGACACCATCCTGATCCCCAATGACGCTGCCATGAAGCGCACCGTCTTTGAGATCGTGGGCGCAGACAAGGATCCCGAGACCGCCAACAACGGCTTCAACTACCAGTTCGGCCGCTGGAACATCATTGTGGATCCCTACCTGACCCTGGCACTGAGTATGCTGGGCAAGAACGGCCTGAAGCCCTGGATGCTGCTGGACTCCAACTTCATTCAGGAGAACGACGGTGCCATCTTCCAGGATCGTGTGAAGCTGGACGTGAAGAGCGAGATCGACAAGAACAACGACAACAACATCTGGAAGGGCCGTGCCCGTTTCAGCGGTGGTTTTGCCGACTGGCGCTTCGCTGCCGTAGGCGGTATGTCTGACGGCTCTGCGCTGGTGTAAGCGTAAGAAGACCGAAGGCCCGGGGGAAGTCCTCCGGGCCTTTTTGAAAGAGGAGGCGAAGACTTATGACTTGGTTGGAGTGCAAGCTGATTGCGCTGCAAACCATGTTTGCCAACGAGGGTGCGGCCATCAATGTGGATGACAGCAATCAGGACTATATCAACGCCATGCCGGGCAAGGCCAACGAGGCCATGCTGCAGATCACCAGTGACGGTGTGGGCCGGCCGCTGCTGCGTCGGATCATGATTACCGTTGCGGAGGCGGCGGAGGAGACAGCCACGGAGGAGGGCATGACGCTGCCTGCCGTGGAGGGATGGTACACCATCCACATGACGGAGTATTTCCCCAAGTGGAAGAAGGTGCACAGCGATCAGGTCTATCAGCTGCAGGAGGACGGTGGTTGGGAACTGGCAGATCGGTGGAGCACCCAGGGTGAGGAGTTTCTGCTTCTGCCGGGGACGGCGGGGCAGTACACCGTGTGGTATCAGGCGTATCCGGAGGTTGTGACAACGACCACGGAGGACAGCCAGAATCTGGGCCTGCCGCCGGAGTGCGCGGCGCTGGTACCGCTGTACATCGCGGCGGAACTCTACAAGGAGGATGAGCTGGCCATGGCCACCATGTTCCGCAACGAGTACGAGGACGGCCTTGCAAAGCTGCGGGCAGACTGGGCCAGCCGGGCCGGTACCTGCAGCAGCGGGAGCGTGCGCAACACCACGGGCTGGTGGTAAGGAGGCAGCATGGGAACATTCAACATTCCTGCCCAGAGCAAGAAATACAACACGGAGATTGAGACCTTTCGGGGTGTGGATCTGAACAACAGCCCCACCAACGTGGACCAGTCCCGGTCTCCGGCGGCCCCCAACATGATCCGGGATCAGGTGGGTAAGGTTCGCAAGCGCATGGGATACACCACCGTGGCCACCGCGCCAAACGGCGGCAAGGTCCATGCGGTACACCGACTGGGTGAGCAGCAGCTGGTGCATGCCGGCGCCATGCTGTACGCCTGGGATGGCATGGAGGGATTCACGGAGCTGGGTGCCATGGCGGACAGCGTGAGCCGGGGCTTCGTGTTCGATGAAAAGCTGTACCTACTGGACGGCGCCGCCTACCGGGTCTATGACGGGGAAACCCTGAAGGGGGTGGGGGAGGAGGCCTACGTGCCCACCATCATGATCTCCCGGAACCCCGACGGCGGCGGAACCTCTTATGAGGCGCTGAATCTGGTAGGTACCAAGTGGACAGAGGCCTTTCTGGGAACGGAGGATGCCACCAAATATCAGCTGACAACGCTGGAACTGGACGAGACCGAGGTGACGGCCAAGGTGCTGAACGCAGAGGGGGAGTGGGACGAGCTGAAGGAGGGCACGGACTTCACTGTGGACCGGGCCGAAGGCATTGTAACCTTCACCAAGGCGCCGGGAAAATCCCCTGTGGAGGGCCGGGACAACGTGCAGATCACGGCCGCCAAGACCCGGGAGGGCTATGCGGAGAAGGTGAACGGCTGCACGGTGTTTGCGGTATACGGTGTGGGCGGCGCGGCGGACCGGGTGTTTCTGGGAGGAAACCCCCAGCAGCCGGGCATGGACTGGTACAGCGGTTTTGAGAATCCCGCCTATATCCCGGACACCAGCTATACCAAGCTGAGCCGGGACGGAAGCCGGATCACAGGCTACGCCGTTCTGAACAACACACTTTCCACCTTCCTGGACGGCACGGAGGACGGCCGCAACGTGGTGGTGCGCACCGGCAGTCTGGACTCCAGCGGCGAGGCGGTATTCCGCATCACCAACACCCTGATCGGGGAGAGTGCTGTTGCCGGCGGAAGCTTTGCCTTCAGCGGGAAGGAACCACTGTTCCTGACCGGGAAGGGCGTATATGCCATCACGGCGGAGGAACTGACCGGTGAGAAGTACGCCCAAGAGCGCAGCTACTACATCGGCAGCGCCCTAATGGCAGAGCAGGGGAAGGCGGCGGCAGTAAGCACCATTTACCGGGATTTCTACACGCTGGCTCTGAACGGGACGGTGTATCTGCTGGATTTGCAGCAGAAAACCTATGAGCGCAACAGCCCTTACAGCAGCTTCCAGTATGAGTGCTACTACTGGCCGGAGATCCCAGCCACGGCGCTGTGGACGGAGGGGGAGCGGCTATGCTTCGGTACGGCGGACGGCCGTCTGTGCCGGTTCGCGGTGAATGTGGACGCGCAGGAGAGTTACAACGATGACGGCACCGCCATTGATGCCTACTGGGAGACCTGCGACTTTGACGGCAACACCTTCTTCAAGACCAAAACCTTCACGGGGATCGCAGTGCGGCTGGCATCGGCGGTGCTGACGGGCGTGAAGGTGTTCGCTTTGAAGCGGGGCCTTTGGTCTCAGGTGTTTGACGCCAAAGACCGGGCCAGGTACTTCAGCTGGGAATACATCGATTTTGCCAAGTTCGTGTTCTCCAGCGACCGGACACCCAGAACCCTGTATGGCAAGGTGAAGATCAAGAAGGTGGACAAGGTGAGATTCCGGCTGCAGAACAAGGAACTGAATGAGCCTTTCGGTATCTACGCCTTCGGCCTGGAGTGGCGGGAGCCGGGATCCAACTATAAACGATAAGAAGGTGAAGTATGGCACTGGAAAAAATCACAGAGCAGCAGATGAATGAACAGGGCGTCTGCGCGGCGCCGGATATTCTCAACGGCACGCCGTCGCAGAATAAGGCCCTGTTTGACCGCATGGTGCGGGGGCTGGTGGCTCCGGCTGTCAACGCCTGCGTGGATGCGGTGAATGAGGTCAACAAGAATCAGGAGATCTGGGGCAATCAGGAAGCCGGGCGCGTGGAGGCAGAGAGCGGACGCGTGGAGGCTGAAAACATCCGGGCCGCCAACGAGCAGCAGCGCATTGCCAATGAGCAGCAGCGTGTGAGTGCCGAGGAGGAGCGCGCCAAGGATGAAGCTGCCCGGAAGGCGGCGGAGGAAAGCCGCGTTCAGGTGGAGACCCAGCGCGTGAGCGCCGAAGAGGAACGCGCCAAGGCTGAAACCGACCGGAAGGCGGCGGAGGAGAGCCGCGCCGAAGAAGAGGGGAAGCGCACCGAGGCTGAAACCAAGCGGGACCAGCAGGAGGAGGCCCGCGAGGAGGCAGAACGGGCCAGAGTGGAGGCCGAGGAGGCCCGCGTGGACGAGGAAACCGGCTATGTGGCACAGGCGAAACAGAGTGCAACTGAAGCCGAGACGGCCAAAGAGGCGGCGGAGAGCCGTGCCACGGATGCGGAAGCCCATGAGCATAACGCCAAGACCTACGCCAAGGGCGGCACGGTGCTGCGGCAGGAGATGAACCCGGAGACCGGAGAGCCTATCGGCTGGATGGACATGGGCGTGCAGGAGGCCGGTGCGGAGCAGTTCCGTGACGAGGCCAAGATGTATGCGCAGGGCGGCGGCGCGGATGTGATCGACCGGGGGCAGGCAGAGCGGCTGACATCCAACGGAGCCAAGAACTATGCGGATATGTCCAAGGCCTATGCCGAGGGCGGAACCTATAAGACCTATTCCGAGACGGATTCCGCGTCTGAGGTCAGTACCGTTTCCGAAGAGCTGCCGGAATTACCCGACCTGCCGGAGCTGCCTGAGATCCCCACGGAAGGGGGATGGACGGAGCATACCGTGGAGAAGGGCGCGAAGCAGTATGCCGAGGATGCGGCAGGCAGCGCCGGTGAGGCTGCTGCCAGCGCGGAAACGGCAGAGGCGGAAGCAAAAGAGGCTGCGGGCAGCGCGGAGCTGGCGGCACAGTACGCCCAGAGCGTGAACCCTGAGAAGATCGCTGCGGACATCGGAGCCAAGGGCGATAATCTGGAGTTTGATCCTGAGACCAACCTGCTGTGGCTGACTTCCAACGGTGAGCGCATCGGTGACGGCATCAAGGTGGCTACCTCCGGCGGTGGCGGTGGAGGCGGCGAGAGCAACAACGCTGTGCTGACCCTGAAGAACACCACCGGCTGGACGTACAAGAGCATGGGCCTCGGCGCGGCCTGCCCCATCAGCTTTGAGTGGAGTTCCATTGAGGAGGAACTGTCCACCGGAGCCGGTACGCTGCGGATCAGCGTGGGAACCACCGTGAAGCACACCAGCCAGATCCAGCAGGGCGCTCATACCATGGACATCGGCCCCTATCTGGGAGCAGGCAGCAGCACCGTGAAGGTGAACATCACCGATGTGTACGGCAACAGCCGCAGCATCATGTTCAACATCACGGTGGTGGAGCTGACCCTGACTTCCACCTTCGATGCCGACACGGTGCAGACCGGGGCCTTCAAGTTCCCCTATACCCCTGTGGCGGCAGTGGAGAAGACCATGCACGTCAAGGTGGATGGCACGGAGCTGGAGAGCGTCACGGTGACCACCAGCGGACGCGAGCTGAACTACAGCATCCCTGCCCAGAGCCACGGCAGCCACACCATCGAGGCGTGGTTCACGGCCACGGTGGAGGGCGAAGATGCAGAGTCCAATCGCCTGTACTACACCATTATCTGCACGGAGAGCGGCAACAACCGGCCCATCATTGCGGTGGACTGGCGGACGGCCAGCGTGGAGCAGTACGCCACCATGGCGATCCCTTACAGAGTCTACGATCCTGCCAGCCTGACGGCACAGGTGACCCTACACAGCGGCGAGACGGGCCAGAGCGAGGTGCGCACCGTGGATCGCACCCGTCAGATCTGGAGCTACCGGCCTGAGACCGTGGGCGCTCTGAGCCTGACGCTCAGCTGCGTGGGCGCTGATCCGGCAGTGGAGCAGGCCGTGGTGATCCTCTCCATGAACGTGACGGAGACGAAGATCACCGTCAACGCGGAGACGGAGGGACTGAGCCTGTACTTGACCAGCTACGGCAGAAGCAACGGCGAGGCCAATCCCAATCAGTGGAGCTACGGCGATGTGGCGGCAAACATGACCGGCTTCAACTTCACCAGCGATGGCTGGATGGAGGACGAGAACGGCATCAC